TCAAGTCTCTTCTTCCGCACCATATTTGATGATGTAAATCATCACTGCAGGTCTATCGCCAAGCGGTAAGGCAACGGGTTTTGATCCCGTCATCCCATGGTTCGAATCCATGTAGACCTGCCATTATTTCGATGATTTGAGCAATCAGATTATCAACACAATTTGCGGAAGTGGCGAAATTGGTAGACGCACCAGATTTAGGTTCTGGCGCCGCGAGGCGTAAGAGTTCAAGTCTCTTCTTCCGCACCATATTAAATCTGAAAAGATTTAGAGTGGCTACGTAGCTCAGTTGGTTAGAGCACATCACTCATAATGATGGGGTCACAGGTTCGAATCCCGTCGTAGCCACCAATTACAATTTGATGCATTTAACGCGGTGGTGGCGGAATTGGTAGACGCGCTAGCTTCAGGTGTTAGTGTCCTTCGGACGTGAGGGTTCAAGTCCCTCCTTCCGCACCAAATGTATCGAATTCTGTAGGTCTGTCGCCAAGCGGTAAGGCAACGGGTTTTGATCCCGTCATACCCAGGTTCGAATCCTGGCAGACCTGCCATTATTTCGATGACGTGAGCAATCAGGTTATCAACAAAATTTGTGCGGAAGTGGCGAAATTGGTAGACGCACCAGATTTAGGTTCTGGCGCCGCGAGGCGTAAGAGTTCAAGTCTCTTCTTCCGCACCATTATTGAGAGCAACGACGATCGTCGTGCAGAACACTGCAGGTCTGTCGCCAAGCGGTAAGGCAACGGGTTTTGATCCCGTCATACCTAGGTTCGAATCCTAGCAGACCTGCCATTACATCGATGATTTGAGCAATCAAGTTATCAATACAATTTGCGGAAGTGGCGAAATTGGTAGACGCACCAGATTTAGGTTCTGGCGCCGCGAGGCGTAAGAGTTCAAGTCTCTTCTTCCGCACCATATGAACAAACCTAGCTTCGGCTAGGTTTTGTTTTATCTGGGCTTTATTGATAGCGACATCACATCCACATCCATAACTTAAGCCGCTTTCCGGCGGAAGCTAAGCTCCTTCAGATAAGACACAACGCCACCATTAGCTAACCATTTATACGCTCTTTTGCGTGATGGCCGCTGATGTTCTCTCTTTTACGTCTTCCTTTTACGTTTCTTAGCCACACAACCCCAACAAATAACAGGCAATAAAAAAACCCAGCTGCAGCTGGGTTTTTTCCTATCAACTCGAACTAGCCTAGAAGAGCCAGCGCTGAGTTGGGTGCCTGCTTGGCTTGTGCGAGAACAGAACTTGATGCTTGAGAAAGGATCTGCGCCTTGGTCAGTGCAGTCGTTTCTTTGGCAAAGTCTGTATCTTTGATCCGGCTCTTAGACGCATTCACGTTTTCGTTAATGTTATCTAAGTTGTTGATCGCGTGGTTGAATCGGTTTTGGAATGCACCGAGTTCAGCACGATGGCTATCCACATATTTCAAGGCAGCATCGACAATCGCCACACTCTCTTGTGCACCACCAACCGTAGTAACATCCAGAGTATCAACCGTCACGTCTTGCGCAGCACCGATACCTAACTCACCGGCAAGTGCGCCACCAAAGGTCGCAGCACCATCGATTCGGTTGTTATCAGTGAATAGCTGTAACTTACCTTCTTCATCCACCGATGCTTTGATCATGTCGGTTTGACCGTTGATGTAAGTGGCCAGCTCTTCGATGTCATCCCCTTCTTTCGCATTGATCGAAATGGTGACATCGCCTTCGCGTTTGTCTTTCAGAGTGATGGTCAGATCGGTTTTACCCGCTTCCACGCCCCAGTTTTTGTCTTTACCGTTAGCCGCTTGATAGGTTTTACCTCCCATCAAAGCGTTATCGCTGCGCATATCTTTGATGTTAAGCATTACCGCTTCACCGTTATCCGCACCAATCTGGAATGACTTGGTTGCGAATGTACCATTGAGCAGCTTGTTACCACCGAAAGAGGTGGTTTCTGCAATACGGTTGAGCTCATCATTCAACGCGGTAATTTCTTCTTGAATCGCAACGCGTTCGGACTTCGAGTTAGAACCGTTTGCTGATTGCAAGGAGAGATCACGCATACGTTGTAAGATGTTGGTGGTCTCATTCATTGCCCCTTCCGCGGTTTGCGCCATCGAAATACCATCGTTGGCGTTACGAACGGCAACATCTAGACCTCGACTTTGCACGTTCAAACGGTTAGAGATCTGCAGACCTGCCGCATCGTCTTTTGCGCTGTTAATTTTATATCCTGATGATAGACGTTCCATTGACGATTGCTGTGCATTGGTTGCACTCGTCAAGTACCGTTGTGCTGTCATTGCTGACACGTTGGTGTTTACATTCACCGCCATAGTGGTATCTCCTATTGATTTTCCGACGTAGCGGAACTCCCAAACGGTCTCCGACGTCTCGGAAAACCAAGCAGTTCTCTCAAAGTTACCTCTATTAGCGACTCGTTGAATAAATCCTTTAGCAAAAAGATGTTTTTTTATCCTAAACCCTCTGGAATCTATGCATCTTGAGAGATATTACACAAATAATATAAATATCAGGCTGATAGGCTCAAGTTTTCCCCATGATGGCCGAGGACATCCACTCACGCTTCGGGAACCGTTCCTAAGCGGATGATAGGAAAAAGTAGACAAGATAAAGGTGGGGGTAAAAAACGCAGAAAAAAGAAAAGCCCCTTTTCATATCTGTATTTTTATACACTTTTAAAACAACAGCTTACATTTAAATAATCATCACAATGGCGATAATGTGGCGACAGAAACCAAAATAAACCCTGTTTTCGTGGCTTTTATGCCGCCACTTTTTTGCTGGCCTGTTTGCTTCTCGCCACTGATATTTTTTGAAAAACGGTTTTTGCTGTCAAATCCTCTCTATCCCTTGCTGTGCTTGGCTTTGCTAGCCTATCAACTGATCGTCATTTTCTGGCGCATGATCATTAAAACCGTGACGGAATCCGTCAACGCTTCATATATTTCAATCACTTAATAAAAATCTCATGATCATTTCTGATCTTCATTTTTGCAATTAACTGAAAAAAATTTCAATTTTCGAAATTTTAAAAAGGTGGTTTTAAGGCACTTTCGGCGGTTTGCGGTATCGTCCAGCCCCCTTGCTGCATAAGGTTTTGCGGTTTATTGCCGTTTCTATGGCGGGTGGCGTTTTTCGCTAAACCAAAATTTCGAAAAAAGTGATCCAAAAACCGCGCGGGCGGGTGTAGAGGAGCGCGGATTCCGTGGGTCAAAGGGTCGATTACGTGGCTATATGCGCTTGGGTGGGGTGTTGTGCTGTGAAGTGGTGCGTTGCAGGCAAAAAGAAACGCAGCGGTTAGGCTGCGTTGTGGTGCGTTTGGTTGGCTACTGCTTTGTTATCGGGTCTAGCCTTGCTTTGAGCTGGGCACTGTCTGAGCCGTGATCGCTTATGTCACTCGCTTGGTTTGGTGATGCGGTGGTAGCAGGTCCCGCCATCACGCCGCCGTGGGTATGGGTTGCGAGTGTGTCGGCTAATTCTTTTACCACTTGCATCAGTTCTGATAGCAGAATGAGTACGTTCTCCTGCTTCGAACCAAGCCATGTTTTGGGTGATTGCAACCACTGATGTTCAGCGGCGATACTGCGGCGCACTTTACCGATCACCTCAATCAGTTCTCCGGCTGTGGCTACGTGCATATTGCCTAAACTGCCCAGCTCTATGTTGTCACCAGCCAGTAGTTCGATTGCGCCTAACGCCTCGATGAGCTTTTTGCCTATGATGTTCTCTAAGCTATGTTCATCGATCATTAACTGGTGGCGCCCAAACTCACCGGTGTATTGGTGTGCCTGCTCTACTTGCTTGAATGCTTTGCTGGTAAAAGTCTGATCGGTTTGGTCTGTAATGTTACCAGCGGCATCAATGCGGCGGCTTACTTCTTCGCGTTGCTGCTGCAGTTGCTCACCGGGCGCGATGGTGGGTAGCGCATAATCTCGGCCATAAATGCCACGAATAAGCGGCAGATCACTGCGACCGTAAGCGAAAGCGATTTCTACGATTGTTCCTTCAAGCGGATAAGCCAGCAATCCCGATTCATGTCCGCCCATGTGAACCGGCAGTGGTATCGATCGGTAAACTGGGATGTTTTCATCTGGCTGCATGTCTTCATTGAGTACCTGCACATCAATGGCGAAGCGTGGGCGGAATGGGTCAGCGACTTGGCCTGCGGTCGCACTATCGCGCACAGCCTCTACTCTGCCGAAAATAGGCAAGTGATAACCTGCGGCGACTTCTGGCAGCATGTCATCCAGTTCACGTTTCTTGGCTGGCTTCGCGTCATCCGCCCAGAATGCTGTCATTTCATCGCCGAACAGCTCAAGTTTAGTAATGCGTTTATCAAAGGCTACTCGCCCCGGTCTGAGCATTGGGAATGGGGCGAACGTTACGCTGTTACTGCTTTGCTTTGAGGTGAACTCGTGCGGAATGCTCATCGGCTTGTTGTAAAAATGGCTGTGATCGTATGCGCCAAAGTAAATCACTTGGTCGGTATCTTGGTACCAGACGAAATCAGGCACTTGAAAGGCTTTACCGATTTTATCCAAGCACTGATAACCATCCCCCTGATTAACAAAGTTTGGGATCACCTTCTTGGTGTAATCCGCCTCCGGCAAGCGAAATTCCAGTCCTGTTTTTTTGGTGATGATGGCGAAAATATCCGCCATTGTTGGGTGCTCGATACTGATCGGCAATGGGTTGGAAAGTATCCCCGATAGCTCTTTCACAATAAGCCGAAAGGTACCATTACTGGCTGGCTCGACTTTATCAATGAATCCCTCAAAAAATGGGGCGGTTTGCTGTTCATAGCCAATATCAAAGCGCACTAAAGCGAACCGCTCCGGCGGTGTTGTCGTTGTCACAATGAAAATGGCTTTGCCACCTAGCGATAATTTTAAGCTGACTTTGTTATCCGCCAGCTCATATTCTTCGTTGCTGATGAAAAGGCGCTTGGTCAGTTTCACTTGGTCGCCTCCGCATTTTGCTGCAGTGCTTGTTGCAGTGCCGTGTTTTCTCTTTGCTGCGGCTTGTTCTTGGCTCGCCCGCGCTGCTCTTTCTGCTCGGCTACACTGTTGTGCTCTTTCAGCTTAAATGACACCTGCCACGCCATTTTGTTTTCTTGCTGTACGGCGGAAAAGTGGCCTGTGAATTTGGCATTTTTGATTTTTAATGCGTTGGCCACATCGTTAGCAACGCGATAAACCTTGCGATCACCGCTTTCATCTTTAGCGCTGCTCATGCTTTCCAATAGTGCCAATTGAGCAAGGTCTTTAAATGCGATGAGGCCGGAGATTTCTAGCTCTGCGGCTTTGTCGCCCTGCTCTGACGTTGCAGTTAATGATGCCATGCCGCTCATGTCCTGATCTTTAAACTCACGCGAGAAGTTCACCAATAGGTTTTTGATGTTAAACGTCTGTCCATCTAGTGCGAACATAATAACTCCTCAAAAAATTTCGGCGGTTGGCCGCTGATTAGCACACTGGCGATGGTGTGCGGGCAGGTGCTTGGCGCGGCGGCTTGTTCCAATTGGGTGGCGATACTCTCCGGCGTTCCGCTGAGTTTTATGCTGTACACGCTGCCGCTCAGTGATTTAAGCGCGTTGATGGTTGCGGTGATTTCACTCAACTGATTAGCGCGCTTTTGTGCCAACGCTGACAACTTGCCGATCACATGACTTGAATCGCTGGCCAGTGATTCAAGCGTGGCGATTTGCGCCCCTTGTGCGGCGAAGTAGTCATTTAACGGGTTAGCATTTAAATGCGCATAAGGTTTAAAACGGGGTTGGATGATACCCGCAGGCTGGTGCAGCTTTTCAGCTTCTTGTTTGCTCATGGCTTTGGCTTGGCGGTAACACTGGCACCAATCTGGCAGCGGAAATACGCGAGTGACTGCCGACAAGGTACTGACAAACTCGCCAAGGCTTTGTGTGCTGACCATGATTGCCACAGCATACAACTGACCTTTTGGCCTATGGGTATCCGAAAGGTCACGCAGTTTAGCGGCAAGTGTTTTGGTGGCGTTGGCTGGGCTTAGGTAACAGCCTGACTCTAACCTCTCGCCGACTTGGAACTGATAGGGCGTTGCGCTGAGCACAGTGCCTTGATTGAGTAATGTGTTTAACTCACCGCGCAGGTTGAGTAACGCCTCTGCTTCTGTGCTTAAAGGGTGACGCCCTAAATCGGCGTCACTTTGCAGGTTGGTTAGTCGGCCAGTGGCAGCACTCATAGTGCTGCCGACTTGTTGAGTAACTGTTTCCGCCGTGGTCTGGATTGAGCCTGCAGATGCTGGCCATGTGAGTGCGTTGTTTTGCCACATGGTTACGCCTCAGGGTTAACAGGCCAAGGGTGATCAAGCTGGATTTTCTCTCGGGCTGCAATGGCTTGGCGTTCCAGTTCAATGGCTTCCGCTTCTTTTCCCTGCAGTCGTTTGATGTTGGCTTCTGAGACCAACGGGTCAACCATTGCGAAATACAAACCACGGCGCAGGTTATCGACTTGGTCGAATTCGGCGATGTATTTTGCGCTGATGTCCGTTACCCACTCGCCATCCATCCAGCGATCAAAAGCGGTTTTTCGCTCTTTGTCTGTCCAACCCTCTGGAATTAACTCTTGTTCGTCAATTTCTTTGGTTGAACCGTCTTCGCAGTTACAGATTGTGCGCATAACGCCGGAGAAAATGATTAACTCGCCATCACGCACAAACGCTTTGCGTCCTTCCATTTTTGCTGCGATGGCATCGTTATACTGCTGCTCGGTGATTTCGATGGCACCTTCAACGTGATCTAACATTAACGCATCTTCGAAAGCAAAGTATTCCTCAATTTGCTCAGGTAAAGTTACTGGAGAGTCCATTAGTAAATCCTCTTATAAAAAACACGTGAGATGTTATAAGGGCGAGATTCAGAACCGCCATCCGCGTTGGTTAACGGGAAAGCATCTATAGGACCAAATCCTTCAGCGGCCGATCCACCACCGACGGCCGGATTGTCTGCCACACCTAAAGCATGTGCATGCGATCGGTTCTCGGAAAGTTGCCGAACACCAGCAGTTACACCCGGACGAATAAACGTCCCCATGGTGTTAATCATGTTGATAGTCTGCCCATTGATAGGGCTTTGCGCTGCTGAAATTACAGCGGTCGAAACTAGTTCTGGTGCACTACCAGAAAGCGTTTGTGATGTTAGCAAACCTGTGTTGTAAGCATCGTTATACGTCAGTTTAACAAAGCGAAATCGCGGGTCATTGGTCGGTGGCGGCGTATCAAACGCCACTTCCATTCCGATTGGAATAGAGGCGTATTGGTAGCCTGTGTCGTAGGGCATTATGATTAAGTCGGATGGTTCGTTATTTGTGAATTGTAAAACACCCACAACTGTACCATCTTTTCGAAAACGCGTTTTTTTGGTTACGGTTAATGGATATTGGGTTGGATCTGCTTGTCGTACCCATATTTCCGTCACACCGTTGTTCAGCTTATAATAAAAAGGCATTTTGTAAGATGACCCACCCTTATCAATAATCCTGAAATTGTAACTACCGTCACTCTCAGAAAATATAAGTTCGTACCAGCTAGGTAAGGCACTTAGCGATTGAGTAGTCCCTCCAAAAACATCTACATGAACTACCTCAGCACCATTCCCCGAAGGCGCTATATTCGCAATATGAATCCATCTCTCTGGGACTCTCACCGTCTGGCTCGATGGTAAAACTTCACTCCATGCGCTCTGTGGTGTGGTAAATGCTGGCTGGACAGCCCCGCCATTATCCGGCCCTGACGCAGCGCGAGCGATATAGCGCAACCCATTGCGAGCGACTTCTTGTCCGATGCCGTAATTGATAAATGGCGACCACTCTTGATCGGCGTTGTCTGTTTTTACACGCCAATCTGTGATACTCCCATTCGCATTAATCCCCGCCAGCCTTGCAACGTAGTGTTGCTGTTGGTTTTGGTCAACGTAGTCGGTGAGCGGTGTCGCTGAGGCGCGAACGGTGACGATGTTCTGCCACTTTGATAACACGGTACCCGTGCGAACAACATCGATGTACAAACCAGTTGGCTTGGCGCTGATGGTTTGAATGACTTCGTTTTTTAGCTCGGCACGCAAGCCGCCCACGTACACCACACCCGGTGCTACTTTGTATTTGGCTGGGTCTGCTTGCTGGGTGACATCAAAGCCTTGAATGAATGCGGTGTGCCCGTAGTTATCCAAGTTCGCGAGGCGCATATCCTCTTCAATACCTAACAGGCGGGCTTGGTAGTCGATTTGCCACGTTTGCGCATCTACCGTAATGCCTGCTACTTGCGCTGCACCTGTGTATTGCTGCATTAGGTTTTTGGTGCTCGCCATGCCCGCTTCTTTGGTTTCAGTGGCTTTGTGTACCACCATGCCGCAGGAGTTTGGTACGTTTTTATCACGCAGATAGATGGCGTTGAAGGTAAACGCTGCCACTGAACCGGGGATCACGACCGAATAGACCAGCGCGTTGTCGCCGAGCTTTCCGACCTGATCAATATCTTGCTGATGCACCCATGTTGATGTGGCTGGTAAGCCTTGGTTACGGTCAATCGGCTGGCTTGGGTCAAGGTTTGGGATGTAGGCAAAAATCATCTCGTTCATGTCTGGCGCTTTGCCGACACTGATTTGATTTTGCAGGTACTTTTCAAACTGCAGTGGAATGGCCGTCTGGCTCATGAGTTACCCCCTAAGGTGGCGATAAAGATTTGTTGATGGTGCTCAATCGGCAGTGGCTTGAATTCGATGTGGGTCACTTCTTCCGATTTGGCGTGATAGAGTGCAAAGCTATGGCTGAACTCGCCGTGATAAATGTTCATTTCGCTTGGATAGGTCACTTGAAAGCGATAGCGGCGGCAGGTTCTGCCGTATTGTTCGATCAGCGTTTGTACTAAGCGGCTGTTTTGTGAGAGTGAACTGTCCGTCAGTTCAATCGTGCAAACATCCCACTCTACGGCGCTTTCGCGTTCTTTGAATGACACAATGGCAATGCCCAAGCGTTCAAAGATGCGCTTAAACCCTGCTACGCTGCCTGCGTCTTTTGCGTTAACGGTGGCAAACTTCACCCGCTTGCGAAACAGCCACAACGGCTCACCGTTGAATTGTTTGATGTCTCTATCCCACGCCATCAGGCGCAGAATTTTTTCACTGCAGGTGAGCGCGTCAAACTGTTGAAGCGGGAACAGCAACCAGCCGCGCACTTTGCGCATGAATGCAAACACACCATTACTGAGAAAATAGGGCTCTATCTTCTCTTCTGAGGTGGTTTCGCCATCCTGCCACCACGGCGTTGGCGTTTGTTCTAGCTCTGGTGCTTGTTTATCCCATTCGCTCATTGTTCCAGCTCCGTGACGGTGAGGGTTTGTAAGCGGGGTTGAGTGAGCAAGCTGATGATGTCGGTTGGTTCACCGTCTACTTTGATGAGTACGGATTCGACGTTCTCCATCTTGCTGTGAATTTCATGGGCGAGCTGCGAAATGCTGAATCGGCTTTCTGGTTTCGCTCTGGTCATTTCTGGGTAAGCCGCGGTTTCACGGAATGCGGCACGAATGCGGTTTTCTACTTCCAGCAGTTCATTGATTTTCTGCATCTCATCGAGATTCGCGACAAAGACCACCTGCGCACTGATGCTGTGCTGAGTCTCTGGAATGGCTAAACAAGTCAGCACGTCACCGTGGCCGTGGTGGCCGTCTTGCATGATGTGTTTATTGAGCTGGTCAAGCACATGCTGTGGCGTTGCGCCCACTTCCATCAGAATGTAAGCATTCGCGCTACCCGGTGTGATGTGGCCTGTGTTTTCAAAGAAGATGTTATCACTACGGATCCCCGCCACGCTGGCAATCATGGCGCGGTAAACATCGTCGATGTGCCATTCGCCCGCACTGGTAAAGGCGTTTTGTAGGCGTAGGGCTAATTCTTCGTCGCTTTCTTGGTCTGCGCCGAGTTGGGTTATCCAATTCGCTTCATTGGTGACAGAGACAATGCCCGATACGCCCTGCGGCAGAATGCTGAAATAGCCGGCGGGCAGATTGTAAGCGGATCCCGCTTCACTGGCTTCACACAAGACTTTGCCGGAGGCTTGCCCCGCTTTGATCACCGTGGTTTTGATTACGGTGAGTTTGTACACCTTGCCTTCAATTTCTGGCGTTTGAATGATGGTTCCTGCTTCGATACTGGTTTCATCTGCGGCGTTGGCTTTGGTGAAGGTGATTAAGCCTTGGGTGCTCACTGCGCCTTTGGGCGTGACGTTGTATTCCCATGCTTTTAGCTCTAGCGCCCAACGTTCCGCCGTACCCACAAAGATATTTGGCATGACATGCCCTGCGAGCAGTGTGCGGATCAGCCACACGGCAGGTGTCACAACGGCAGCACGAACCCAACGCCAGAAGGGTGACATTTGCGAATCGTTGGACAATAGGCTGCCTGACTCGGTTACGTCTGCTTTGAGCGCGGCCTCGAAGGCATCCTCAGTAACGGGCACGCCCGATTCTGAGAGTATTTCGACAAAGTCGGCCTGCGGTCTTTTGCTCATGCGATCACCTCGGTGCTGATGGGTTGCTCGTAGTCGTATGCGTTGGCAGTGAGTAGGATGTTTCCTGCTTCGCTTTCTGTGGCTTTCGCCGTGCCGGGGATAATGCGGTTATCCAACTCGGCTTTTTGTTCAATTTGCAGCAGTACGTCTGCACGTAAAATGGGGTTACGTTCTGCCACTAATTTGCGTGCCAGCCCGCTTTCCATGATCGCGTGTTTGATGTCCTGCGCGATGCTGTAAAGGTCGCTGCATTGGGTTGGCTGCGCTCCGGCGTCTATCTTCCAGCCGCCGTCGATGACTTTGATATCGATATAGCGTTTATCCGGCATTGAGTTCGTCCCATTCTGCAAGCTGTTCTGGTGTCATGCCGCCTTGTGGCGTGATGTAAACATCACCGTACTGGCGCACGTTATGGGTTGTGCGGCTTTCGCTGCTGTTGAGGTTGTTCACCATGTTTTTGGATAGCTGCGGGGTGTTCTCTGGCCGTTTGTAGTCAATGAGTGTGCTATCCATGCTTGGGCGCGAGGCTTCAAGCGCAGCGACATCTGGCAGTACAGGAACGGCTTTTGCGATGGCGGGTTGGGTTTCTGGTACTGGCACATCGGGCAGTTCTCCGGCACGCCACTCGATGTTGATGCCGGGGATCATGTTGAGCATTTCAATCACGCCATCTATGGCGGCGGCGATGATTTTGAACCAAGTGGTATCCGCAAAAGAGGCTTTGATTTCGTCCCACCAGTAAATCATTGCGCCGACTGCAGCGATTAACGCCAAAATGCCAGCGACCACCCATGTTATCGGGTTTGCCCACAATGCTGAGTTGAATACCCACGTTCCCGTTGCAGCATCCAAAGTTAATATTCTAAACAGCTTTAATATTCCGGTTAGCCCAAGCATGGTCACTTTCCAACCTCCGGCCATCATTTTGGCTATTCCCATCACGAGCGAGAGAGAGGCAACCACACCGCCAAAAGATAAAGCAATGATCGAAACAGTACTCAGTGCAGTGGTTAATGTTGGATACTCTTTAGTCATGGATGTGAGCCACATGAGGCCATCGGCGATGCTGCCTGTGACGGCGTTGAAGGCTGGTAAAACCATTCCAAATGCTGCGGTTCGAATAGCGAACCATGAGTTTTCTAAACGCTGCGATTGATCTGTCATCGCTTTAGCCATAGTGATGGCGGTTTCCATGGTTGAGTTTTTATCTAGCTCAACCACTTTCTGAGCGAGCTCATCAGTTTTGCTTTGCAGGTTTTGAATAAGTTTTACCGCCTCTCCCGAACCGAATGCATCAGAGAGAATGGCAAATTGTTCATCTGTCGAGAAATGCCCAATACGCTGTTGAATTGACTCCAACATATCGGCCATCGGTAGCATTTTTCCGTATGAGTCGAAGAAAGATAGCCCGAGCTTTTCTTGTGCTTTTACTGCGCCGCCAAGGAATGCGGTGTATTTCGTTGCGGCTTCGCCTCCACCCATGGTGGCGGAGAGCATACCAAGTACGGCCATTTGCTCGGCCATATCCACACCCATGGCGGTCGCTGATGAACCAAGCGAACTGAACGCCTGAGACATTTTATTACCATCGGTTTTAAACATCTGCACCGCTTGTGCGGTCATGCCTGTCACACGTTCTACCCAGTTTGAGTTTCCGAGTGCTGCGGCATCTTTTTCAAAAATGCCATACATGGTGCCCATGTAGTTGGTAATGGTTGCAGTGTCTGCTTTGGTCGCCGCCGCAAGAATGCCCGAGCTTTTGGTAAAATCTGAAAGCTCAGTGCCTTTTAACCCTGCGATAGCAGATTGAATATCGTAAGCCGCCCCGATAAATTCAGTGGCTGACTTACCGTATTCGCCTGAAAAATCCAGCGCTGTATTTTTCAGATGCTCTAGGGTATCCGCTGCGACATTGAGTGATTTTACTTCACCAATCTTGCGGTTAATTTCAATGGCGGGCATCAACGCATTTTGAATGGCAACGCCTGTCGCCCACAAGCCAGCACCACCCTTTGCAGCCTGTTCCATGCCTTTTTCAGCGGCACTCATGGCTCCATTAATTTCGGTGGTGATGCCTTGCAGTGGCTTGGTAACTTGGTCAACTAACCCGATTACCATCATCAGCTTTTCATCCATTCGGTTACCATTTAACGTTTAAACAGCTTTGATATTGCGGACATCACCGCATGTTCGGTGCGCTCTTTCTCTAACTTATCCAGCCACAGTGCGCGGGCGAGGTTTTGCGGGTCATCATCTTCATTGGGTAGGTAATGACGCCGCAAAATGAGCGCTTGTTCGATGCCGTTCTCTTCGATGCGCTCTACCCGCTCTTTTAGTTTTTTAGGGTGATGGTGATGCCGCCTTTTGAGGCTTCATACACTTTGCCAAATAGCTCGATGATTAATCCCGGCACGGTGTTCATCAACTCGACCAGTTCTTCTTTTTGGTCTTTATCCACGGTGCGTTCTAGGTAAGTGCGGGCTGGCTCAACTTTGTTGTCACCGGATACCCCGTTCACATAGTTGTTGGCATCGGCCACGCTTGGCGTGAATTTAAAGTCGGTACCATTAATGCCAACGGTGACGGTTTTGGTTGTGAAAACAGGTTTGGTCATGGTGTTTCTCTCTCTGTTGGTTGTTCGCGCTGTGCGCGCCAGTTCAAATAGTCTTCAATTTGTTGATTGCACTCTTTGAGTGCTTGCTTTAGGCGTGGAATGTCTTCGCTGACGACTTCTGGCCATGTGCCTTGCACGCTCGGTTTGTTGCAGGGCACGAGCATTCCCGCCGGAGGTAATCGAAAGATCACCTGTGTTGAAACGGTTTCAGTACGGTTCGCGCAGCCGCTGAGTAACAGCATCAGGAATGTGGCATTCAATATCTGCCATTTGCGCTTTAAGCTTTGCGATGTCGTCATTTAATTTCGCCTCGCTTTGGTTTCGTTCCTGCTGCCTTTTCACCATCAGTGCATTGTGTTCTGCGGCTTCCCCTTTCAGGGTGGCGATGGTGGTTAAATTGCTTTGGTTATCTGCCTGCGCTTGGCTGAGTTTTTCACTCAGCGTGATTTGTTCGGCTTGGCTGGCTTTGAGCTGTAACCCTAAAACTAGGATGGTGATCAGCAATGCCGCTAAGACGGTGGCGTTAATCCAGTGCCATGCAGCGTTCATATTCCACATTCCGTCGAATGATTAATCCCGGCTGTTTTACTCCGCCGCCATACACCCAGCGTTTGAGCTCTGCACAGGCTTGCGGGTAGTTCCCCTCAAGGCTTAACCGATAAATCTGCGTTGCTGTGCGGTTGCTGTTGCGTTTGTAGCGCTGGCATCCGGTGTTAAATGCAAAGGAGGTGAACGCATCGAACTGGCCTTGTGTCATGGGTTTGCCTGAGGCGCGTTCGACACTTTCTACGCAGCGTTCTGCTTCTTGCAGGTTCCTCACCCAATCTTTGGCGACTTGCTCAAGGCTTACGGGGTTATCGGGCACGCCGTGAGTGTTGCCCACGCCGTTGGTCACTAAACCGGATGGGCAGGTGTACGGGTCTAAACGACACCCTTCTGCATTGCCTGTCATTTCTAGCCCTTTTGGGCTGATGCGTAGTTCACCAAGGGCTTGGCCTTCGATCACCACTTGACCAACTGGCTGTACGTATTCTTGGCCGACTATCGCCCCTCCCGTGATAAGGCTGATCACGGCGGCGACTGAGCACCAAATTTTTTTAGTTATTTTCATTGAGGTAGATTCCTCGTTCTTTGGCGATTTTCTGCATCGCGCGTTTATGCCAAATGTTGGCGACTAGGGCAGTGACACCCACAAAGATGGAAACCCACTGCTCTATGCTTAGGTAGCCCAAAAACACACCCAATCCCGACATCAGGTAGGCAATGGATGAGGTGCCTTTTTCAAACCACTCATGAAACCATTGATTCATTTGCCCTCCTTCTCGGCTTGGCATTGGGTGCAGTATTTGCACCCCTTTATGCTTTCTTGCCGTGCTTTGGGGATTGGGTCGTCACATTCCAAACAGTGGGTGCGGCTAGGCAAGTAGGCTGTTTGCATTGCCCTTGCTCTGTGGTTAGCCAGCGCCATTTGTTGGAATTTGGCTTCCGTTTTTGCGGCATCGTCGATGACATCCATAACCGCCCTTACCGCTAGTTGATCAGGCCGCGAGTATCATCTTTCGATAGATACGGCACACCGTTAATGCGAACAAACAGCGGGCTTGTGACAAAGCCTTTTAGCTTGCGGGTGGATTTATCGCTGCTTTCTGGGTCAATGCTGAGGATGTCTGCCAGCACGAACTTGACGCCGAAGATTTCTACCTTGTCTTCGTCTTGGCCGTTGTTGGCGTAAAACATCATGTCGTCAGGTTTGATCCCGCGATAGCTGCCCGCTCGACGGGCGGCTTTGTGTACTTTTTTGAACTGGTTGAGGTCGAGTTCTACTTCAACATCACAGCTCACTTTGCCATCGGTATAGCCATCGGTGACGCCGCGAGTAAATGCCGCTTCGCTTTCATCGTTGATGGTTGCTGTGGCGCTTTTTACGTGGACGAATTCGCCAAATAGCGTGGTGTCAAAGTTGCGGCCTGAGAAACGTGCGTTGCTCATTAGTAATCCCCTTGTTTAACGGAAATGGCGATGGTGATTTTCACCGGGCATTCGTAGGGCTGAACGCTCATGTAGATTTCTAAATCTGTGCTGTTTACCCATTTGATTTGGATGTCTTCATCCTCTGGTGGGTAGATTTCCCCCGGGACGCCCGTGAGTGCCATGGTTCGCAAATCTTGGGTGAAATAGAGCTTTGCAGCGGCGATGCTTTGCGGCGTTGAGTTGAGTGTACGGTCGGCAATGCGGGCAATGGCACGAATACGCACTTTGCGGGCGGCTTTCATCGCGACACGAATGTGTCGGATATCTTGGTAATCACCACCGGGCACATCGAGTGTTCGACCCGTTGTCCAGTATTGACCGGGGTAATCTGGGTACCACATCGGCACGGCGATGCGGTTTGACTCCAGCGCTTTTAGGGTGGCGAGGTCGAGGGCTTTTCCGGCTTTGTCTTTCATCAGCTCGGTGTTACCTAACACGCTTCCGGTTTGCACTCGTGCCGGTGAATCTGCGATGGAAACTTCTTTATTCGCGAGACGGCCAGCGTATTTGCCGAGTGTGTCACCTGCTGCATGTACATTCGGCACAACGGAAATGTATTCACTCGCCACATCTTTTGGGATGGCTACCGTGTCGGCTAACCACTCTGACCATGTTTGGCCGTTGGTTGGGTCGTTGTTGATGGCGGGCAGTTGGCACAGTACGCCGACTTCACGGCCTAAGCTGTTTTTCAGCTCGGTGCGCAGGGTGATGGCATCTTCGATCATGGCTTTGGTTTCGGCATCAAAGCCAAGCACAACGAATTCGAAGCTAGAGACTTCATTGGCTTTTTTGACAGCGTCTTGCCAGTTGTCTTCTTCGCTGAGGATCATCACGCCCGCTGTCCATGCCTGTTTGCCGTTAAGCTGGGCGGCTTTGACAATGGCAAGCCCTTCGGCGCTGGCTTCGGCTAACACGTCGTCAAGGTCTGAGGTTGAATCGACCATGATTAGGTTGCGAACGTCACCGGAAACGGTGCCGCGAATGACGAATAGGAAGTGGCACTCGATATCGGCAATCGGGCCATTCATCAGGTTTAAGATTTTGATAATAACGGTAGGCCATGCCATGTTATTTGCTCCTGCTTGGTGATATTGCTTTACGGTAAAGTCGAAGAATTTCAGGGCTATCCACTTGTACAAATTGACGTGTTTCTGCCTTTATGTCCCAACTTCTAACTTGCTTGGAGTTTCTTAGTAATCGGATAATTAACCCCGCTTGACCTTGTTTCAGGTTTTCCATTACCCATGTATTCGTTGGCCTACGTTTTCTTCCGTTAATCCGAGCCTTAAACCCTTCTTTTCTTAAAGCCCTAGCTTGCTCTTTTGTTGCTGGAGCTTGGTAATCTGGCTTTCCTCTTATCGCCCTGATTTTTGAAGCGCTCATTTTGTAGCTGCCACCAGAGTGGTGATAAGCCGCTATTTTGGACGTCATACCGACTTTCCAGCCGACTACCGCACGCTTTTCATCAACACTAATAACCCCCATTAAGCGAGCTATTCCTTGAAGCATTTTCTTTCGGCTCTTTTTTCCGCTTAGCCGCTTCCTCTCTTTCCAAGCAGTTCCCTCTTGGCTTTCCTGCTTAGCAGCATTTGAACGTGATTTTTCGCGTGAAATCAGCGCAGCCTGTTCTAGCAAGCCTTTCTTCTTTTTTGCTGGCAACGTTAAGAGTTTTAACGACTCCATCAGCATTAATTGGCTATCTCTGTCTGCTCTAATCGTTATCATCTGTTCACCACATCGATCAGGTTTTCAGCTACCCAAATTTCGTATTCAGCGATTTTCCATTTTTTCCCACGCCATTTGATGCCACCGTTTTCGCATTCGATGATTTTGATATCTTCTTCAAATTCAATGATGACTAGCACTTCAGCACTGTTTTCATCTTCAAGAACTACATCAATATCTGGGTCACGCAGCCCATTGCTTTCCGCTCGGTCAAGATCATGGTCAAGAATCCATGCGCCAACATTGGCAAATAGCACCGCAGGGTCGTATTTCTTGAACGGGAATCTGTCGAAATAAAACTCTGCTCTGTATTTTTGCTGCATTAAGTTGAAGCCATTACCCATGTGTTTGGGTGATAACTTCAACGAGATATCCGTCATTTCAGCCTCAAGCCTTTGAGCGATTTGATCACCTACACACTCTTCAATGTGTTTTCTCAAAGCTCTCATCTTGTAACCCGCTTGATATTGCGTACTCATATCAGCTCCACGCTTGCGCGATTTTTGCCGAGCATATTGCGGATGATGCGTTCACTTTCGGCCAGCAGTTCGTTTTTGGTTTCTTGTGATCGCTCAGCGAGGTGATCACCTTCTTTTTTCTGGCTGACGGTGGCGAAATCGGGCAGTAAATCGGCTTTTGCCCGAGCAAACACGGCGCTTTGGTACTGAATGACGATGAGGTTTTTATCATTCACTTTTGGGAACGCTGGCACGTCTTTAGCACTGGCATGGCCTGCGGCGATGTACTTGGCTTTCAGATCACTCAGTTGCAGGTTTACCGATGCGATGGCGTTAACCACAGCGTGAGCGATGCGCTCATCGTCTTGCGCGGCTGGCGTTCCACGCAGGCGTTCGAAATCTCCTGCGTTGATGTTTGGCCAGAATCCATCGTTCTCGATGGTGGTATCCTGAAAGCTGGTGTTGCTGCCTGTGAACATGCGTTTCTCTCTAAATAGGTGCGCTCTAGCCACTGGGTCGACGGTATAGCAATGAACCACGCAGGTTATTGCAACCTCGCCAGCCGAGCGCGGCGGCGTAGGAGCTTTACAAATTCTTGCCTTCGTTGATCGCGTTGATACGCATATCAATCTGGTTAATCTTGGTTTTCACCCCGATTTTGTCGTGCTTTTCATGGGCGGTGATGAGTAAGGCTTTGGCCTTTTGCAACCGCTCCAGATCACCAATTGAACTGGGTTGTGGTTCGCCTTTTTCGTTCATCAGCAGGCCGTAACCCGCGAACTTGTACCACTTGGCCTCAACGACCTCGGGTAATACCCACTCTTTGTCGATTTTCTCGAATACACGGGAGAAGTAAGGCTCGATTGAGTGGCCGTTCGGTAGCTGGCGTTCTGCCCATTCGAGGACGAAATCCGCGCAGACAATTGCCCAGCTTGAGCGTTTAAAGTTTTCCGGCGTGGGTAGGTTTAACTCGATGGCTTTGAATAGCCATTCCACGGCGGTTTCCAGATCACCGATGTCGAATAACCAAACGATCAGGTCTGTAAAAATGGGGTTTTGATAGCTTTCCCCAGCAGCGAGGTATTTTTCAGCCAGTGGTTTGTATTTCGGGATTAGCACATCACGTTTGTGGTTGACCTTTTCCGAAATTTGCACAAAGCCTTTCAGCACTTGTTTATCTTGCTCAAACTCAACTAAGCGAAGGTGCAAGCTGTCGAGGCTTTCCGCAGCAGCGGCATGAGCTGCCGCTGCTGGGGTGGCTAATACTGCCAATTTATGGCGTGCTGCTGGGGATAAGCTCATCAGTTACGCTCCGACCTATGGTTTAGGGCCGATGTGGACTTTTTCTGGGTTGTAAGCGGCGAACGCTTCCAACACACCCACTGCGTAACCTTCCATGCGCCAGTATGCGTTCTCGAACTGCTTGCGATCAGATTCGTGTTTCGCTTTACGTTGCGCTGTGCCGTGCTGAGTCAATACCTGCAGGTTTGCCGGAATGGTCACGACCATGGCGTTGTCTGGCAGGAATGGCGGCACGTAAGCGGGACGGCCTGCGATGGTTTTATCGAGCTTTTGAGCGGCGATTTGTTCGCTAGGTTTGTCCGCTTTGTCGTACAGCTTGGCTTGAGCGGCACCGATCAGCCCTGAACCGACGAACACGGTTAAGCGTGGGTCGTTGCGGAACACTGGGTGAATTTGGTTGTTGATGATGTCTGAGGCCATCGCGTCTAGCGTGCGGTAGTCGCCGTTGGTTTCATCGAAGTAGACATCGACATCCACAACTTGTGATGGTTTGCGGTTTTTCACAAACGCAATCCATCCTTCATTGACATCTTCACCAAGCGGGTTCTCCACTGGATTGGTCGTTTCTGCTGCAAAAAGGCCATTCCAACCAATGCGCATGATGTCTAAGGCGAACATTTGGTTAGAAAAGTCCGTCAGGTGCTTCATGAACTGATCGCGGCCGCCTTGGTTCGCCCACTGGCATAGCAGTGTCCAAGAGATGCCAGCACAGGAATCGGTTTCCGCAAGTTTGTATTTGTGACCACCGACTCCAACATCTTTGTTGAAACGGCCACCCGCTTTGCGGCCAGTGTAAAGACCGGACACACCCACATCGACCACTTGACCTTCGATTTGGTCAACGGTGGTCACGTTAATCATTTTCAGAAACTCGGCAGACTCGGTAATGGCTGCGCGAAGTTTGGTTTCCAACTGCGGTGATACATTGAATAGTTCTGCTACGTTCGATACGCCGTAGCTTTTCGCCAATTGCTGAGCGAAGTTATCCATGTATTCACGGGCGGATTGAGTAAGAATCTGCGACATTACGCGATGCTCCTAGTTACTGTGATGGGTTCGCGGTTAAACAGGCATGTAGCCTTCGCCGCCACCTGATTTATCTGCGCCTTGGCCATCAGGCCCCGTTTGGCTCAGTTGCGTGAATTTGGTTTCGAGATCGGCTTGCTTTTGAGCGATGCTATCAAGCGTTTCTTGGAGCTTGTTGTACTGCTCCGGAGTCATGCCGTTCGTTTCTTTGCCATCACCTTCTGGTTCTGTTTGTTCACCTTCGGTTTCTGGCTTTTGGGCGGAGAAGGTATTGAACTTGCTTTCAAGCTCGTTTTGCTTAGTTGCAATACCGTTAATAGCGCCCATCATTTGGTCGAACTGTTCTTGCTTCATGGGTTCTTCGTCCTCTGATTGAGGTTGGTTGGTTTCGTTTGGCTGTTCACCATTATTGAAAAATGAAAAGAGTGTGCTCAGCGCGTTTACAAAAGCGCTTGGTTGGCATTCAGAGAAATCCAACTCCTCTAAAGAGTCACTTTCAATGACGGTAGGTTTACCATTTTGAACATTGAATTCGAGTCGGGAAGTGCCTGTAGATGCTGGGGAGTCAGTCACAGCTAGGCCACGAAGGTAGCACTTCCCTGTTCCTTTGTAGTCAGGTTGAATTTCAATCGAGGTAAACAGTTTTTGTCCGAGCTTGTTGGCCGCAAGTAAGTACTGATTAGGCAAAATCTTGGCAAACAACCGCATTTTCCCATCTACTTTTTCAGCTTTCAGCGCCTCAACTGAGCCCCAATTATTCCCAAAACCACCAAATCTAAAGTGTTCAGGCCAAATCATCGCTGTGTATTCTGTTGTTGAATACTCTTCGGCCATTTCAGATAACCACTGCGCCGATAAAGTTCGCCCATCAATGGTCGCACCTTCTGTCGCAACGATTTTCCAGTCACTGGTTTTCGGCATGATTGAACACTCTTTTCAATATGGTTATGCGTTAATGTGTCGCCACCATACGCCGTAAAAAGTTGGCTTTCAGCAAGCAGTGTTCGGGTGAATTCGGATATGGGGTTATATCCGAAATTGGCGGAATTTTTGTAGGCGAATCAGGGTGTTTTCGCGGCGTATGATGCGCTCATGGCATACTCTCCCGAAATCCGACAAGCCGCCCGAGCCCTCTATTTGAAGGCATGGACGCCACGCGAAATCGCCGACGAATTGAATCTGAACAGTGACCGAATTATTTACTACTGGGCGGATAAGTTTGGTTGGCGCGATATGTTGCGTGAACAAACGATTGATGAAGCTATCGCGAATCGTATTCAAACTTTGCTTGAGGTAGAGAACCCAAGTAAACCGCAGTTGGATATGCTCGATCGGCTGATTAACCATCACGTCAAACTTAAGAAGCTGCGCGCTATTGAGCAACCTACTCAACCCAATGAAGCGGGTGCAGCTTCGGCGCAAAGTGGTGCACAAAATAGCAAAAGTGGTTCATCTAAAGTCGAATCTGGCACACAAACGGGCGATTCTGGTAAACACTCTTCCCCCAGTGGTAAACGTGGCAAGAAAGTTAAGAATGATGTTAGTGATTTAACTGAATCTGATTTCAAAGCTTGGCACGATTCGCTTTACGCATTTCAACATACGATGCGTAATAATTTGCATCATCGTACTCGAAATATCCTCAAGTCTCGCCAAATCGGAGCCACTTATTATTTCAGTGGTGAAGCTTTTGAAGATGCAGTTCTCAACGGTAGGGATAAAATATTTTTATCGGCATCTCGTTCTCAAGCTGAGGTTTTCCGCACTTACATTATTCGTATAGCCAAAGAGTTTTTCGACATTGAACTCACTGGCAATCCGATCACGCTTTCTAACGGCGCAACACTTCGCTTTTTATCCACAAACGGCAGAACCGCTCAATCTTACTCTGGCGATCTTTATACAGATGAATATTTCTGGATTGGTAAATTTAATGAAGTTAAGAAAGTTTCCAGAGCTATCGCAACCCACAAACACTGGCGCTTAACTTATTTTTCCACTCCATCATCCAAAACACATCCGGCATATAAATTCTGGACTGGTGAGGAATGGAAAGAAGACAAAGAGACTCGAAAAAATATTGAGTTTCCAACATTCGCTGAATTGAAAGATGGCGGCAGAGTTTGCCCTGATAAACAGTGGCGATATGTCATTACGATGGAAGATGCCGTTAAATCAGGCTTTGACCTTGCTGACATTGATATTCTTCGTGAGGAAAACAGCGAGCGAGATTTCAACAACTTGTTTATGTGTGAGTTTGTTGATGGTGCCAGCTCGATATTTGAATACAACAAAATTCTCCGATGCATGGTGGATATCGAGATTTGGCAGGACTTCAAGCCGAGCTCCGATCGCCCATTTGGTAGCCGTGAGGTGTGGTTAGGCTATGACCCATCACGAACCCGTGATAATGCGGTGCTGATGGTGGTCGCGCCCCCGATTGTGGCGGCTGAGAAATTCCGTGTGCTTGAGAAACACACTTGGCGCGGGCTTTCTTTCCAACATCAGGCCTCTGAGATCAGCAAAGTGTTTGAACGCTTCAATGTGACTTACCTTGGCATTGATATCACCGGCATTGGCGCAGGTGTTTACGATTTGCTGAGCAATAAGCACCCTCGCGAAACTGTGGCAATTCACTATTCCAATGAAAATAAAAACCGCTTGGTGATGAAGATGATCGACATCATTGACGGCAACCGCCTGCAGTTTGATGCGGGCATGAAAGAAACGGCAATGTCGTTTATGGCGATTAAGCGTGTCGCCACGAACAGCGGCAACATGATGACTTTTAAAGCCGACCGCAGCGAGCTTGTTGGTCACGCTGATGACTTTTGGGCGCTTTCTCACGCGCTGATTAATGAACCCCTCGATCACTCCACGAAACGCAAATCAACATGGCAGATGGAAGCATGACAGAGCAACTTATTCACTCACACACTACCGATGGCACAGAGAGCAAATCTGTGTACAGCTTTGACCCGAACCCGGAGCCCGTTGATACAAACAGTTGGATGACTCGTTATTGTGAGCTGTTTTACAACGATTTTGATGATTACTGGGAGCCGCCAATTTCGTTAAAAGGGTTAGCCGAAATTGCCAACGCGAACGGGTATCACGGTTCGTTGCTGAAAGCGCGGGCCAACTATGTGGCTGGGCGTTTTATGAATGGCGGTGGGTTGCCAATGTATAAGATGAATTCTGCTTGCTGGGACTATTTCGGCCTTGGCATGTCGGCATTTGTGAAGATTCGCAGCTACATGAAGAATGTGATCGCCCTTGAGCCGTTGCCTATGGTTCACATGCGTAAGCGTAAGAACGGTGACTTTGTTCAGTTGCTGCGTAACAACGAGCAAAAGGTATTTAAAGCGAAGGATGTGATTTTTATTCCCCAGTATGACCCGCAGCAGCAAATTTATGGCTTGCCTGATTACTTGGGCAGCATTCAAAGCAGTTTATTGAACCGTGACGCGACTCTGTTTCGCCGCCGCTATTACCTGAACGGTGCGCACATGGGCTTTATTTTCTATGCGACCGACCCGAACTTGAGCGAAGCCGATGAAAAGGCACTGAAAGAGAAGATTGCCAGTTCTAAAGGGATCGGGAATTTCCGCAGTATGTTTGTGAACATCCCGAACGGCAAAGAGAAAGGCATTCAACTGATTCCGGTGGGCGATATTGCCACAAAAGATGAGTTTGAGCGGATCAAGAACATCACGGCGCAAGATATTTTCGTGGGTCATCGCTTCCCAGCAGGCATGGGCGGCATGTTACCGCAGCAAGGTGCGAATGTGCCTGACCCGCTAAAAGTCAGCCAAGTGTATGACTTTTACGAAGTGATTCCGGTGTGTAAGCGCTTTATGGATGCGGTGAACAATGACCCAGAAATACCGGATAATTTGAAGCTTAAGTTTAATTTGAATCCGGGTGTGGAGTCGGCCAATGGCAGCGCTGTATAAGATTGAATCCTACAGTGATGAAGCGGCGCGGCAAATTGGCGGCTTTATTACTGAGCACGGTGGCCGCTGTGTGGTGGCGGGTTTTGCGGTGATTACGGATCACCTGTTTCAGCATGGTGATGCTTTTCAGGTGTTGCCTTTGGTTGCTCGCACTAGCGATCAGCTCTCTGAGTGGGATTACCAACAGTTTTCATATTGATAAACTGTACAAAAACACAGCTTATTGACGTATGATTATCGCGTCAGTCAAAAAAAAGCTAGGTGTTATTATGAGAGTGTTCTGCCCTGAGTGCGAAGGTAAAGCCCGAATTCAGAAGACGAACCGCTTTACCGCTGGTGTTGCGGATTTGTATTGTGCGTGCTGTGACCCAGAATGTGGCCACACGTTTGTGATGAACCTTTCTTACAGCCATACGCTGAGCCCATCTGCCAAAACAACTAGCCAACTGGCGTTTGATTTGTGTAAAGCGTTGCCGCCAGAAGCGCGGCAACGGCTTAAGCATCAGCTTTCTATGTTGTGATCAACTGCTGCAAAATCTTGGGTTTTCGACTTCTGAGGCCATCTCAATAATACTGAGAATGGCCTTTTGTTTATCTGTATCCAAACTTCCGTGTGAATCAGCCATGACGAGCCGTGCGAGGTATGCCCCCGCTTGTCTCGTTCGCTCCGTGCTTTCGCTGCTGGCTACTCCGTCCAGAATTATTTCAAGTGCTGATAGTGCAACATCACAGTGATTAATATTGCCTAAGTGTTTTAATTCAGACATTTGACTGTCTCCTACTGACGTTTACTGTATATTAATACAGTGATTTTATGCTCTCAATTTTTTTATTGGTTTTATTGTCTATACTGATAGATAGCTCAATCTATTGCGTATTAGACGCCGTACTCTAAAAGTTAATATTCGTCGGCGTTGCGACCTACATCAGTTTTTGTGGTTGCCTGACCTCAGTTGGCATAACGGCTTGTTTTATCCGCCAAATTTGGCGACTGAGGTTATTGAATGGCAAAAACGATTCACGATATTGATCCCATCATGCAGTTTTTCACGCAGGAGCGTTTGCGTAAGCGCTTAACTCAGCAGCAGGTTGCCGAGCGTGCTGGTGTTTCTCTGCGCATGTTGCAGCGGTTAGAACAGGGGGAGCGAGTGGTGGATATTGCCCAGATTCGGCGTTTAAGTGCGGCGCTTGAGATTTCAGTGGGGCATATGATCATGCACGGGGCGGTGAGTTCGCCCGATGGTAAGCAGGTGGATTCTCTCCCCGCACCGATTCGTGATTGTTTGATTGAGTTGATTAAGTCGATTAATGATGAAATTGCGGCGCAAAGCCGCAGCGCATAGCGGAAACAACAAAGCGCCCGCAGGCGCTTGGTGGTGGTACTCTCTTTGTGTTGAGGTAATTTGTTAATAGCCTTTAAGCCATTTCTGAAATTTCGTGGCGAACACCAGAAAAGTTAAGGTGATTGTAGACTTTTTTTAATTCATTTTCGTCATAGCATTCAGTCGTTCGCTTACCCATTTCGCGTTCTAAAAATCTCCTTTGTTCTCTGCGATTAAGGTTTTTCCAGAAGTACCCCTCATATTCAAATTCGTTATTTATAAATGCTAATAGTGCTGATATGCGTTGCTGCCCGTCGATCAATATGTCTGACATAGGGCGCGTTAAACCATTTCCTAGATCCTCATATGAATTAATCATGACGCTGCCTAAGTCATATCCCATAAAGACAGATTCTATAAAACTGAGCTTTTGTGCATCAGACCAAACTAATTGCCGTTGCCATTTAGGCAAGGGGAATCGTCCTAGCATACGTTCAGCCCATGGATATGCTTCCTTACCATAGCCAGAACTCGACACTAAACTGCTTATCGTTGTACTTGTGGAATTAAAGAAAATCACAGGTTTAGGTAATCGATATGGCATATCTTCCGGCGATTTAACTTTTTTCATAACTAGCTCCTACGCTAATGGCCAGTCGCCTTCCAACTCTTGGAAGAACGATAGGTCTGGTTGTGAATGTTCTTGTGGTTTCTGGTTTAGCTTCTCCATTTGCTGTTCGAACTTCTCCCAGCCTTCGAAGCGGCACCAAATGTCGCTATCGACCTCGCGTTTTACTTCAACCAAACGCGCTGGCCTGATTTTTCCGTGTTCATCCACCTCCGCAGGGCGGATTTTCAGTTCTGTTTCGTCATCGAGTCGCAGTGTGCTGCCTTTAAACAGGGCGCTGATGGCGACTTCATCAACAATCTGATCGTTTTGTGATCCTTTTAGCCTGTCCGGCTGCAACAAACGGGTTAGCTGAGTGCTGACCTGTCCGGTAAAGGGCTCCGTACAGTTATTGACAGAACTCCGAGAGGCGGCAGAGCCGCCAAAGGCAGTCGCTTCGCTCCCAAAACCCACCGCTTCACCTTCTGTGGTTTCCTTGCCCTTGCGTTTGATTGTCCAAACCTTTTCACGGGTTTTAATGACTTGCTCGGGTGTGGCGATGCCTTCCAGCTTGCGGATGGCTTCGGCGTAAGGAGAGGCAAACGGCAGCTCTTGATACACGTTGGTGACTAATAGCTCTTTGCGTTTCACGAATGGTCCACCTTGATTCATGATGTAACCATGCCAACGCCCTTCATCGGCAGAACGCAGCACGGCGGCTACATGGGGAATCTCGGTTTTGGCGCGGGCTTCGTAGCTTTGGGCGATCACTTCAACCAGTTCTTGATTGGTCATGACTCGCGCTGGCTTGAATGCGCCAACGAGCTGATAGTGCAGCAGCTCATACATACTGATGAGATCGGCTCTTTCCTGCATGAAGATGTACTCCATGAAGGCTTTTTTATTCTGGTTCGCAAGGCGGCGCAGTTCGCGGTATGTGGTGACAGGCGCACCACCGAAGAATTGGAACTGGCGAATACTCCAACGGCTTTTCCATGCGCTGACGTTGCGTGCCATGTCTTTGACTGGCTTTCCGGTTTCGTCTGATATGTCGCCATCCATCGCGTAGCCGTCGATGTTCTTGGAAATGTATTTGGCGATGTAACCCGTGGCCGTGCCTTTGGTTGGGTCGATGTAGCCAAAATCACAGCGTGGGCGGTAATCAAGCGGCCCCACATACACGCCTTTGCGAAATGGCTTTTGTTTCTCTTTTTCGAATTCTGGGTGCAGTTCGCCCCGGTCTTCTTCTGTCGCGTAGGTGATGAAGGTGTCACGCACGGCGGAAATGTCTTCCTTCCTTACCCAAATCAGCAAATGCCAGTGTGGCGTGCCATCGTGATGCGGCTCAGCCACTCGCACACCAAACCAACGGATTTCGTCACGGTTCAGTTTGGCGCGGATCAGCTGCCACTTTTTGTTTAAGTAGGCTTGAGCATCACGCGGGCTGGCTCCGTTCCAGTGGTCGATAAAGCCGCCTTTTTTGTAGCTGTTGTGGTACTTCGACGGCGTGGTGAGTGTGAGGAACAAGCCTTGCAAACCCAGCTCGTTGCCGATGTCTTCACAGCCACGGCAGCGCACCATGAGTTCATGGCGGCGAATCGCAGGGTTAGAAACGCTCTTTTTGACCATGTCCCACAGGTCGTGCTCTTCTTCGGTTTCTTCATCGAACAGCACCATGTTTTTGATGGCTTCATAGTTGCGTTGTTGCTGCTCTTGGTGCTCGCGCACACAATCCCAACTCGCATAAGGTGAGGCGTTGTTGGATACCTGCCCCATGGCAATGGCGAGGTGTTCACGCATGATTTTGCGCACTTTGACTAAGCGGCCAAGCCACCACGAATCACTGATCATGCGCATGATGTCACTGGACGCTGAAAGGTGATTTTGCGCTTTGTATTTGCGCGGCGCTTTAATGCCAAAAGTTTTGGTGCAGAAGTGAGCGAGCGCCTCGTAAGCATCAACAACCGCTTGGTCTACATCTTCTTCGCGGTCGGCATGTTTGCGGCTGGCCGTGAGCTGCAAATAGGCTTCCATAATTTTGGCAATGCGGAATGCCATGTCGCGCAGTTCGTCTTGCTCTAATTCAGCAAGCAGGCGCTGTTTGACTGGTTTTCGGTTTTTCTCTGCGGCTTCGAAATCAAACTTCATTTGAGGTTTGGTTTCAGGCAGAGGCGAAAAGTCGCTTTGATCAGTGTCCTCATATTCTTCACTGAGCAAAGCCACCTTTTGTGTGTTAGGCAGTTGTTTGTATTGTTGCAGCACTTTGAGCACACGCTCTTTCGCTGGGCGCATTTTTTCACGCAGGAAGGTATTCGCCGCTCGCGAGCCCTTTTTCTCATAAGTGCGGATGTAGCGTTCAGCAAAGTATTTCGCGAGGTATGGCGGAACGTCTTGAAAAAAGGCTTTGCGCCATTCGTGAGAAAGCGCATCGACTTCGTAAAGTCGGCGCTCGATCACGCTCATGTCGTCGGGCTCAACGTTCGCGACCTTATGGCCAGCGGCAATCGCTGTCACGTCATAGTTAATCGGTGACAGCGGCGCTTGCCAAGGGAAGTCGAACAGCTCGATTTCTGCAGGTTGGGAGAGGGTTTGCATTTATTGCTTTACTCACACACACCAGCATAAACGCTGTTACAAGTTGATAAATTTTCTGTTTGAGTTAGCAGATCAAATTGACGGCCACCTCGTGAAGACAAGGCATAATCTTCGTATGCAGAGAATCTATAGTTGGTTCTGTTTAATGTTACTTTTCTACCGTCTCTGGTTGCTTTAACAGGATCGGTACCAGAGTAAAAAAATACAGCATTCCCCCGTTTGCTAGCCTTAGCCACAAGGTCTTCCATATCATCCATGTATTTAACAACTTCAGGGAATCTATAAAAAATTTCTTTTAATTCAGCTTTATTAACGTGGACACACGGCATACAGCCTACTCTTGAACAGCCCATTGAATAGAGCGGGTTGTGCTTTAAGCCATGTCTTTTGGCTATTGCAAAAACTTCTTCATGTTTCCATTTATAAACAGGTCTATAAACATTCAATCCGGGTACGTTATCTGCGTCAGGAACCCAGATATCTAGGCCTTCTCTTGCTTTTGACTCTTGCTCTCTTACGCCTTGCCAACTGATTACTTCGTCAAACTGATCTAACAGTGGCTCAACCACTTGCTCTCTGATTGGTTCATGCTTTAGTTCAAAGGAACAAAATCTAGCCCTTGTTGATGGAAATCTTCCCTTCCATAGACATAAATCAATAAATGGATTACCTGTCGGCACTAAAGCATCTAAGGCATTTGACACCACTCTATTTATCTCTTTGTCGTCTAAAGCAGGAATAGCCGATATCCACACCCAATCTCCATTTTGCATCCCGATACAAAATGGGTCTTTCGGTTCTGATGGCATTTCTTGCTCAGTTTCTTTTATTGGATGCCATCTTCCCGGCGTAACCTTTGCCAAATCTTCTGGCCATTTATTCTTAACGACTTCACGCTTCTTCTCGATTTGACTTGAAAAGTCAGCTTTTACACGAGTAATTTTCCCAATATTGCGCTCTAGGTAATCCAGATATTCATAAGTAAGCTCATGCTCATGACCTGTATCGGCAAAAACAGGAATTAGGTTTTCTACTTCGTTTTCAACGCCCAGCAACCATTGAGCTGTCGAGTCCTTTCCACCACTGACTGAAACAACGTTTACTGCGTCGGCTGCGTGGCAACGGCTATCAATTAATTCTGTTGGGGTCTTCATCGTTAATCCTTCGATTTCTGCAGGTTGGGAGAGGGTTTGCATTCGCTTTTAACCGTTACGTCTGATTCGATAATTCAAAATCCATTGAACGTACGTGTAACCAAGCTCCATTTTTTCCGCTATTTCGCAGGGTCTTACACCTTCGTCGTGCAACTGACGACACAGTTCAACGTCATGATTACTCACCTTGGCTAGATGGTGCTTTTCACCATGCTTTCTCATGCTGATGCCAAGATTTTCCGCTTTTGAATTGACCGCTTGCTTTGTTCTGCCCAGCTTTTCGGCGATTTCATCACTCGACATATCTTGGGCATGTTTCGCTAGGAATAGGATTTCCGTCTCACTCCATCTTGAGCGGGTGGTAACTCCAGTTCTCATGCGGCCTCCTTCTGGTTTTCTTGCTTGGCGATTGGCATTCCGCAATGCGGGCAAGTGGTGTCACTCTCTTTCACTTGGTTTGGGCAGTAAGGGCAAAGGGTGATTGTCATACTGCCTCCATTTCCTGAGTGCTAATGATGAGATAACCGCCCTTACCATAACCCTTGCTAATCACCCCATTTTTTAGGTGCTTACAGCTCAGGTCTAAACACGCTTGCTTTACGGCTTGCTCTTCGGTTTCAAAGTCGCCAATCAAAACATTGGCGACTTCTTGTGTTTCCTTGTTGCGAATAATTCCGCCATCAGGACAAAGTAGGATTGCGGCGTACTGCATCAAAACGCCTCCAATGATGTGCCGATAACTGGCTGGCACTCTTCCCACCATTCCGCCATGCGTTTGGCGAGTTTTTTGTTACTGGTGCAACTGGCTAGGAAGGTGAGAGAACGAATCGCCCCTGCTGCTTGAAAGTGGCAATAGTCAACGGTGGTTTGGTTAAACACGACAACCCAAAAGCACCACCACCCAAGCAGGAACAGGTGACTTGTCAGCTTTGGAACTGTGCATGTGTAGTTGTGGTTTGCGAGCATTGCCCGTTCAAAGTGGATTTGAACAACGTCTTCTCCCTCAATCTTGAACTCAGAAAATGCGGCAAGAAAGTTAGGGATTTGGTCTACGGGAAAGCCTTCATCTTTGAGCATTTCAACCAAAGAGTCGCGATATACCGTGATAGCGAAATCGTTCATGCTTTCACCTCGGCCTGTTCAGTGGCTGGGGTTACTGCGGCTTCACGGGCTTCGATGATCAGCTCTGTGAGTTGACTTTCAATGGCGAGAAGGCTTTCGAGTGCGTTATCTTTACCCAGATATACCGATTGACTAAAAACAGGTTTGTCTTCTTCTCCCCATATGTATCTCGCGGATGCTGCATTAGCGTAAATATCGAGTTTACTTACGTGACCAAGGAAGCTGACAAACACATGCAACACATCCGTATTCGCCATAGCCAGTACGTTGATGGCGTGAACGATGTCGTAAATATCGCGTTCCATTGGTGCGGGATTTGGCTTGTTAAAAATGTGTAAATTGCCTTGTGGACCTAGATCAACATGTCCCCAGCATTTCCCTTTTGCATAAACTGCCTCGTACTGAGGATTGTTTACCATCTCAATAATGCTGCGGCACTTCTTGAGCAGCCCTGCTGATTCTTGTTGTCTGTTTTTAGACTCTTCGTTGAATTGTCGAGCAAGTGCTAACGCTTCTCGCGCTTCTTCACGAAGTGCCATGGCTTGTTCCAGTTCTTTATTCATCTTCATTGCTCCTACGCTAAGACGAAAAAAAAGCCCCCCTTTCCTTGTGGAACACTGCGGGGGCAACGGGGTTGGCTAGGTTTAAAGGAAATCGGGCGCTTTCAGTTGGCTCACGTTGCCTACTTCACACTCAAAGCGTTTGGTCACTTTGTTCATCTCTTCCAAACCACGGCGCACCTTTTGGCGCTCGATGTCGTTGAGTTGGTCAAAAGTGACGTTTGCAGTTCTCGGGTCAAGATCACCCGCAATGCAGCACATGGCGCGTTGCTTGAGGGTTAGCGCGTTATAGGCTTTGCGCACTTTGTTGCGCTTGTAGCTGCTTTCAAACAGGGCGTGAGCCATCGCAATACTGTGCGCGGCGGGCACATGCGGCAGTGTAGCGAGGTAGGCGTCTACCTCTGCGCGGGTGCGTGGTGCGTGGTACTGCGGCAGGTTCACGGCTTCACTGTGTTCTGCCGTTTGCATTTGTTGTTTATTGCGCTGCACTTGCTGGCGCGTTTCTGCGATGGCTGACATGGTGTTTTCTCCTTATGCGAATCCGGGGATTGGCGCACCTTGAGCCATGAAATCCGAACCCATTTGAATCAAGGGTTGCAGGCCTGTTGTGCGTTTTTCTAAATCGGCGATCAGTAATGCCAAGTTGCCCAAGGCGGCTTGGCACTTCGCGAGGGTTTTGCGCTTACGGCTGCGCGGCAAACGCTCTGCGTTGCACATTTGCATTGCATCACTAGAGAGTTCCCCACAAAGCGAGGTGTTGAGCAGTACGCGCTCAATGATGTTTTTATCGTCCCCTTGTTCTGGCAGCGCCACGGCAACTACGCCGCAATCACTGAACAAGGTATTGATGATGGTGTAATCCCCTGATGCCTTGCACAGCAGCACTAAATCAACTGGGCTCAGTTTGTGCGGCTGTGCAGGGTTGAGCATGTTGCGCAGCGATTGCCCGTCTAACGAAATGCGTTTGGCGAGCTGTTCAATGTTGTGATTGACAACGAAATCACTGCAAACGGCGTTGTAAGCTTGCTGTTTGCGTTCACGTAATTCATACATGGCGATGTCAGAAACCATAATTAACAATCCTTATATAAAAGGCGGTATGCAAATGACTGACGCTGCAAACAGATGTAGCCACAACGGGCAATAGTTTTTAGTTGGAATCAGGGAGGAGAAACGCATGATTACCCCAGCACCTGCATAGCTTCACGCGCTGCGATTTCGTGCATCGCAACCATGTTGACTAAGGGTTTTTCTTTCGTTTTGGTTTTGGGTTTGATGATGATTCGCCCTTCTGCGATGTACTGGCGAATGGTTCCCATCGGTAAACCGGAAATGACGGAATACTTTTCACAGGTCACGTATGGGCTTTCGGGTGCTACCTCATATGTCAGCATGGTGATATCCTTAAACGTTGTTAAATCATCGGTTCCATTCGGTCTTGGTCGGCGTTGGAACCGGAATACAAACAGATATTAGATCGTCATTTGACAACTGTAAATGCCAATCAACGATCTAATTCACATTTTTGGAATTTATGAAATGTCAGACGACAAGATAATGCCATTTGACTATTTGAAGGGAGACGCCTTCACATCGAAACTCAAAGAGATAACAAAATGTAAAGATTTCTTTGAGTTAGGTGCTCTTTTGAATATCCCAAAGGCAACTTTCAGCACTTGGAACACTCACGACAGAACGTCACATGAATTGATGGTGAGACTTCATTTGGCTCTTGGCATTCCTATTGAAGAGTTAGCCCTCAAGCCTGAGGATTTAAAAAGATTTCAACCGCGAGTTTCTGAACCTAAAAAAAGCTATCAATTCGAGATAGCAAAGAATCCCCAGCATGAAACCGTCATTCTCAAATCGTTCTGCCTCTCAAACGGTCAGCTTCTTGAAACTGGCGAGATCCCTTATCCCGTTCGCCGGATGAATAGCTTTAACCTGAAATCTGGCAGCACGATCGAAGTTGAAACCAATGAGGCGCTTTATCTGGTGGATAACGATTCGCGTGATGCGGTTTCCGGTAACTACTTGATTGATATTGATGGCCGTTTATCGGTTAACCATATTCAGCGTTTACCCGGCAAAAAGCTGGCGATTGCGTTTGGTGAAAGCACGATTGAAGTATCAGAACACGACATTAAAGTGCTTGGCCGTGTCGCGGTGACTCTAAGAAAAGATTGATTTTTGATATTTGGCTAGGTAACTAAAATGGAATTAATTTTTGTACTTCTATTCATTGCCTTATTTTGCTTTTACATGGCAAGTAAGGCATCAAAAAAGAAAGACAATTCTTTAACACCTAAAGCGAAAAATGCTAAGCCAACTGGTAATGTCGCTTTATCTGTATCCATTACAACATCTGATTCATATGCTGATGAAAAAGAATATGAAGAGGTATCTCCTATTCCATTTGATGAGCGCAAAATTATGCTCATTGATGGACAGAGATATTATGTTGCGTGGGTCGGAACATCACCTGAAGCTACTTTCTCTGTCAATCGCAAAGAGAAAGTAACTATGAGCCCTAATCATATTCTTATAAGAAATGATGCAATTCATGTTGCCGAAATAAATGGTGACGACATCAAGGTTATTCCAACTCTTGAAATATCTAGCCAGATTCAGGTTAAAGGACATAACCGCCGCTCCTTTTGGGAATGGATGCGGATAATAAACCCTAATTTCTCATGGAATTTTCATAGAGCCTATCCTGAATATGAAACATCCAATCGTGATTACTCATTAATTTGGGAAGGTGAGTTAGCTCCAACAACATTTACTCGATATGTACATCATGGATATGACAGAACAAGAAAACGTGAAACGGTTACCCCAATTGCGTTGTATAAGGGGAAACTAACAGGCGAAACGAAACTAAAAATAATCGACTCTGAACAGAAAGAGATCACTTTTTGCACCGGAGACATTGATACCATGCTAGCTACTGAAGGCTATAAAAAAATGCACTTCAATGATTGGGTTAGCAATGTCCTTTCTGTTCAAGGTTAATAATGTCCGTCCGTAACCTTAAAGATGGCAGCAAAAAACCGTGGCTTTGCGAGTGCTACCCGCAAGGCCGCGAAGGTAAGCGCGTGCGTAAAAGATTCGCCACCAAAGGTGAGGCCACGGCTTATGAAAACTTCATCATGCGTGAGATGGATGATAAACCGTGGATGGGGAGTAAGCCTGACAATCGGCGGCTGAGTGAATTGCTTGAAACTTGGTGGCAAGTTCACGGACATACGATCAAATCAGGTAAAGTGGTTTACCGTAAAACCGCACTCACAATTAAGGAACTGGGCGACCCTATCGCTTCTACGTTTACTTCAAAGCAGTATCTTGCTTTTAGAGCAAATCGGGTTAGCCATTTCAATAAAGATAACAAGTCACTTTCTCCTACTTATCAAAACTTCCAGCTTAATTTGCTAAGCGGGATGTTCAGCCGATTGATTAAGTATAAGCAGTGGAACTTGCCAAACCCGCTTGATGACATTGAGCCGATAAAAGTTAACCAACGCGCTTTGGCATATCTCGATAAAGCGGATATTCAACCTTTCCTACAGCGCTTGGGTGGTTTTGAAAGCGAGGGGCGTTCTGTTTCTATTCCGGAAATTGTTCTGATTGCAAAAATTTGCCTTGCCACAGGGGCGCGAATTAGTGAGGCGCTTTCGCTTGAACGTTCTCAGATTTCTGAGTTTAAGCTGACGTTTGTTGAAACGAAGGGTAAACGCATTCGCTCTGTGCCTATCTCTGAGAATCTTTACAAAGAGATCATGCTGGCTTCTTCTAGCAGTGCTAAGATTTTCTCAACCACCTACGGTTCGGCGCATCGTTACATTAAAAAGGCTCTGCCCGATTATGTACCGGAAGGTCAAGCCACCCACGTTTTACGGCATACCTTTGCCACTCACTTTATGATGAACCGTGGCGACATCCTGATTTTGCAACGAATACTCGGCCATCAGAAGATTGAACAAACGATGGCTTATGCGCATTTCTCACCCGATCACCTGATTCAAGCCGTTCAACTAAACCCACTCGAAAACTAA